ACCCCGAGGCGTTCGTACTGTTTGCGTTTCCGTGGGCCCAAGCCGGCACACCGCTCGAGCACTTCAGCGGCCCGCGAAAATGGCAGCGCAAAGTGCTGCGCAAATTTGGCGAGCATATAAAAGCCAACAAGACCCGCGAGGCGTACGAAGTGCTGCGCATGGCGACCGCCTCTGGTCGCGGTATCGGCAAGTCGGCGCTGGTGAGCTGGATCACACTGTGGATGTTGTCGACGCGGATAGGCTCGACGACCATCATCTCGGCTAACTCGGAAGCGCAGCTGCGCTCGGTCACATGGGCCGAAATCACTAAGTGGCTGGCGCTCATCATTAACAGCCACTGGTTCGAAGTGTCCGCTACGCGGGTGATGCCGGCCAAGTGGATTGCAGAGCTAGTCGAGCGCGACTTGAAGAAAGGCACGCGCTACTGGTCGGTCGAAGGCCGGCTCTGGAGCGAGGAGAACCCGGACGCGTACGCGGGCGTGCACAACCACGACGGCGTGCTCGTCATCTTCGACGAGGCAAGCGGTATACCAGACCCGATATGGGCGGTGACGGCGGGCTTCTTTACCGAGAACACACCGCACCGATTCTGGTGCGCGTTTAGTAACCCGCGCCGCAACGAGGGGTACTTCTTCGAGTGCTTCAACGCCAAACGGGCGTTTTGGCAGACGGAGAACATCGACGCGCGTGAGGTGGAAGACACCGACAAGATGGTCTACCAGCAGATCATCGACGAGTACGGCGCCGACAGTCCCGAGGCGCGCATCGAGGTGTATGGTCAGTTTCCGCTCGAGGGCGACGATCAGTTCATCGGCCCGGCGGTGGTCGAGGCGGCGTGCAACCGCTCAAGATGGAAGGACGAGACGGCGCCGATCGTGCTCGGAGTTGACCCGGCGCGCTCAGGCTCCGACAGCACCGTGATCGTGGCGCGGCAGGGGCGGGACATTATCGCCATCAAGCGCTTCAAGGGTGAGGACACCATGACGACGGTCGGTCGCGTGATCGACGCGATCGAGGAGTTCAACCCGGTGTTTACCGTCATCGACGAGGGCGGCCTGGGGTACGGCATATTGGATCGGCTGAAGGAGCAGCGCTACAAGGTGCGTGGCGTGAACTTCGGATGGAAGGCGAAGAACCCGGTCATGTGGGGCAACAAGCGCGCGGAGCTCTGGGGCAACATGCGCGAGTGGCTGCGCGAGGGGCACATACCGAACGATCGGCAGCTGAAGAGCGACCTGACCGGGCCGACGCAGAAGCCGAACTCATCGGGCACGATCTTCTTAGAAGGTAAGAAGGAGATGAAGGCGCGGGGGCTTGCAAGCCCTGACGCGGCTGACGCGCTCGCGGTGACATTTGCATTTCCGCTCGCACAGCGCGAATATAGAGAGAAGGCTAGGCGTATTGCGGTCAATGAAGGCGGCAGCGTCGGTAGCTGGATGGGGGCGTAATGGCTCGCAAGTCGGTGTCGTTGTCCGTAGGACGCGGCGAGAAGCAGTCGACCAAAGCTGGCGCTGGCCTGACGGCCAAAGGGCGCGCCAAGTACAACCGTGCCACCGGCAGCAATCTAAAAGCGCCGGCACCCAACCCTAAAACTAAAGCGGACGCCGGGCGTAAAAAGTCGTTCTGCGCAAGAATGAAGGGCGTCGTTCGTAACGCTAAAGGCCCAGCAGAACGGGCCAAAGCATCACTCAAAAGATGGAAGTGTAGCTAATGGCCGCAAAACGGGGACTTTATGAGAACATTCATCGAAAGCGTGCACGCATTGCTGCAGGCTCTGGTGAGAAGATGCGTAAACCTGGTGCTAAAGGTGCCCCTACAGCCAAAGCCTTTAGAGAATCTGCCAAAACCGCCAAAAAGAGGCCAAACAAATGAATTATCGAAGACTAACGGGCGTGTCGCCCGGCGCGACGATCGGCGACATGATCGTGCAAAGCCGACAAAGCGCGCCAAAAATGCAAAAGCCACGCGCACCAAAACGCGAGATGAGTGACGACGCTATCCGCACAACCGTGGACTTTCGCCCATCGCCGGTGCGTCCGCGAGGTCGCGGAGGCATGCGCTAATGCCGCTCGTTAAATCATCGAGCAAAGCCGCGTTCCGTAAGAATATCGCGGCCGAGATTCGCTCAGGGAAAAAGCCCGCTCAAGCGGCTGCGATTGCGTATTCTGTGAAGCGTCGCGCGGCGGCAAAGAAAGGCAAGAAGTAAGTCATGGCTCAAGACCCGACAGGCATGAAAGGCGCGGCGCAAGTCGCCAACAGTCCGCAATCGCGTCGCACTAAGGACGCCGCTGATGTGTTGGCGCGTATGCGCGACCGTCTGGAACAGTCGTTGTCGGCGTATAGCGAGTCGAGAGACAGCGAGCTCGATGACTTGCGTTTCATGGCCGGATCGCCGGACAACCGCTGGCAGTGGCCGCAAGAAGTGTTGGCTACGCGCGGCGCGGTGCAAGGTCAGACAATCAACGCGCGCCCGTGTCTGACGATCAACAAGCTGCCACAGCATGTTCGTCAGGTCACAAACGATCAGCGCCAGAATCGCCCGTCGGGTAAGGTCATTCCGGTTGATGATCAGGCTGACGTTGAAGTCGCAGAGGTGCTCAACGGCGTAGTGCGCCACATTGAGTACATGTCAGACGCCGACGTGGTGTATGACACCGCGTGCGACAACCAAGTGACGTACGGCGAAGGCTACTTCCGTATTTTGACGGAATACTGCGACGAGACGAGCTTTGATCAAGACCTTCGCCTGCAGCGCATCCGTAATTCTTTTAGCGTCTACATGGATCCGCACATTCAAGACCCATGCGGATCGGACGCCGAGTATTGCTTCATCACTGAAGACATGCCGAAAGACGAGTTTGAGCGTTTGTTTCCAAACGCCGAACCAATTTCGTCTATTTCAACGCGCGGCGTAGGCGACGAGCAGCTCTCGCAATGGATCATGGAAGACTCGGTTCGCATTGCCGAGTATTTCTATGCGACGTATGACAAAGCGACGTTGCATTTGTACCCCAACAACCAGACTGCGTACGCAAATTCACCCGAAGCGCGGCAGATGGAGATGCTGGGCGTGCGTCCGCTGCGCATCCGTGAGGTCGAGATCCGCAAAATTAAGTGGATGAAGACCAACGGCTATGAAATTCTTGAAGAACAAGACTGGCCGGGCAAGTGGATCCCAGTTATTCGCGTTATCGGCAACGAATTTGAGGTCGATGGACGCATTTACATCTCGGGTTTGGTCAGAAATGCCAAAGATGCCCAGAGAATGTACAACTACTGGGTGTCGCAAGAGGCGGAAATGCTTGCGCTGGCGCCAAAAGCGCCATTTATCGGCTACGGCGGTCAGTTTGAAGGCTATGAACACCAGTGGAAGACCGCCAACACGACAAATTGGCCGTATTTGGAGGTCAATCCCGACGTAACCGACGGTCAAGGCGCCGTTTTGCCGCTCCCGCAGCGCGCACAGCCGCCTTTGGCTCAAACTGGCTTGATTCAAGCCAAAATGGGTGCCTCGGACGACATTAAATCGACCACGGGGTACTACGATTCTAGCCTCGGAGAGACGTCAAACGAGCGCTCCGGGCGGGCCATCTTGGCGCGTGAACGGCAAGGCGACACAGGTTCATATCACTACGTTGACAACTTAGCTCGCGCTATACGCTACGGGACGCGCCAACTTATCGACTTGATCCCGAAAATCTACGACACCCAACGCATTGCGCGAATCATCGGCATCGACGGCGAGACGTCGACGGTGCGCATCGACCCGACGCAGGAAGAGGCCGTGCGTCAGGTCGTCAACGAGGCGGGTATCGTCATCGAAAAAATCTACAACCCGTCGGTCGGTAAGTACGACGTGGCGGTCACGACGGGCCCGTCGTACCTGACCAAGCGGCAGGAAGCGATGGACGCCATGTCGCAGATCCTGCAGGCCAATCCTGAGCTGTGGAACGTGGCCGGCGACTTGTTCGTCAAGAACATGGACTGGCCGGGCGCTCAAGAAATCGCCAAACGCCTGCAGAAAACGATCGAGCCGCGCATCCTTGAGGATGAAGAGGATCCAGCGCTGCAGGCCGTCAAGATGGAGAACGACGCGCTCAAGCAGCAGATGCAAGAGATGCGCGTGATGCTTGATAGCGTTCAGAAGTCGATCGACGAGCGTGAAGTACGCGTTAAAGAGTACGATGCGGAGACTAAACGCATCAGTACCGTTCAGGCTGGCATGACGCCTGAGCAGATACAGGACATAGTGATGGGCACCATTAGCGGCATGATGACGTCAGGCGATCTCGTTGCGCCGGTTCCACGTGAAACCGCTATGCCGATGGAGTTACCGCCGCAATGACATGCGAAGTCTTTATCGGACGGCTATTTCTGGCGCGAGATGTAGCTCACAGCACTCATCTCAACACTCGCAATTTCGCCAAGCACAAAGCGCTGCAGAAGTTTTATGAGGGCATCATTCCGCTCGCTGACGACTTTGCAGAAGCCTATCAAGGTCGCTACGGGCTAATTGGCCCGATCGCTTTGGCGTCTGCCCAGAAGTCCAATAACGTGCTCGACTTTCTCGAGAAGGAACTTAAAGAACTCGAGGAAATGCGGTATAAGGTCGTCGATAAGGATGACACGACGCTGCAGAATTTGATGGACGCTATCTTCAGCTTGTATCTATCCACCATTTACAAATTGAAATTCTTGGCTTGAGGTAACGACATGGAACTTCTTAATCCACTTGCTGACGGTCTGTTCCCGGCCAAGACCGCTTCTTATACGGGCACGGCCGGCTCAACTGACACTTGGCCCGCAGGGCCGCAAGGCGTAGTGGTGTGGTGTACGTCAGAGGCGTATGTTTTGGTTGGTGAAGGCGCTACTGCTACGACTAGCAGCACCCCGATTCCAGCAAACACCCCAATTCCTTTTTTGGTTCCGCAAGGTACAGGCGCTCCGTGGCGAGTTTCAGCCATTCAGGCTACCGCTACCGGCACTTTGTACGCTAAACCGATTAACCAAAACTAATGGCTCGTTTTTTCGGCGTACCGTTACGTAACGCTATCGGGCTTGGCCTAGGTGGCATTATTGCGCTTGTTTCGGGCGTAAACCCCGATGCTAACGTGGCAAATTTAGAGCTGGAAGACGGCGCAAACGTGTTGCTTGAAGACGGCGGCTTTATCCTTTTGGAGTGATTTATGGCTACTGACCAGAAAATTTCCCAGTTAAGCTCGGGCGCTCCGGCTCAAGCCACCGACGAAACGGTTATTGCCCGTGGTGGCGCTAACTACAAGCTGACGGTAGCTCAAATCGTGGGCTATCTAGGCTCGCCGGTCACGGTTGCTAACGGCGGTACTGGCGCCAGCACGCTGACGGGGTACGTCAAAGGCAGCGGCACCAGCGCGTTTACAGCCTCCGCGTCGATCCCCGGCTCGGATGTGTCGGGCGATATTAGCGGTAACGCCGCAAATGTTAATGGCACCGTAGCAGTTAGCAACGGTGGTACGGGGGCTACTACTCTTACAGGGTACATTAAAGGCAGCGGTACTAGCGCCTTTACGGCGTCCGCATCAATTCCTGGCTCAGATATTTCGGGCAACATTAGCGGCGACGCGGCTAACGTCACGGGCACTGTTGCTGTTGCTAACGGCGGTACGGGGCAAACGTCTTACACCGACGGCCAGTTGTTGATTGGTAACTCTAGCGGCAGTACGTTAAGCAAAAATACGCTTACCGCTGGCACCGGCATCAGCATTACCAACGGCAACGGCACGATTACCATTTCCGCTACGGCCAGTGATCCGATTCCGTCAGGCTCGGCGATGTTGTTCGTGCAGACTGCTGCGCCGACCGGCTGGACAAAATCCACGGCGCACGACAACAAAGCTCTGCGCGTTGTCTCTGGTACGGCAAGCTCGGGCGGTTCTGTTGGCTTTACCACAGCGTTTGCAAGTCAGGCTGTCAACGGAACTATTGCTAACACCACCGCCGGAGGCTCTGTTTCTACGTCGGTCAGCGGAAGCGTTAGCGGCGGCGTGAGCGGCACGACCCTCGGCACAGGCGAAATGCCGTCGCATAGTCACAGCATTACCAACATGTCCATTTCTGGCGCCCCCGCCGGTAGTTTTAACGCCGTGTGGGTGGCTGCGGGTACTTACGGCACTAACAACGAAGGCGGTAGCGGCTCGCACAGCCACGGATGGTCAGGAAGTTGGTCGGGTAGTGCGTCATCCTCGTTTACTGGCACGGCTCACAACCACTCGTTTACCGGCACCGCGATTAACCTTGCCGTGCAATATGTTGACGTGATTGTGGCAACGAAAAACTAACACGCATGAAGATTCAGCCTCAAAACAACTGTCCGTTAGATGGGTTTAAGCCTTGCCGCCAACTAGAGTGCGGCTGGTTTATTAAAATTGTGGGCACAAACCCAAACACCGGCGAACCTATCGAGGACTGGGGCTGTTCAGTGCCGTTGCTGCCGATTTTGATGATTGAGAATAGCCAGCAACAACGTCAGACGGGCGCTGCGGTTGAGTCGTTCCGAAATGAAATGGTGAAAGCCAACCAAACAAGCCAACAAGTGCTGTTGGCGGCGGCTTCGGTTAATAACCCGGACATTAAATTTATAGAGGTCAAGTAATGGCTCGCATCACTGTTGTTAAAGGCGATGGCCTAATCATCGTGGATAAAGAAGGCTACAGCGGGATTGACCTGTCATTCCTTGACGCCAACATTCACGCTATTCAGTGGTATGACACTTACGGCGAGATCGAGCGCAAGGACGAGCGTAACCGCCATCTGCCTAACGAAGAAATCACGTCGCTTGGAGCTTTTGAAGCCCCACTGTTAGCGGCTTGGCAGGCCAAAAAAGAAGAGGTCGCTTTAGCTATGAAAGCGCATCTTGAGGCTCTGGCTGCAAAGTCAGAATAAGCCATGTCCACGATTAAAATATCGCAGCTTCCGGCCACTTCCGGTCAGTTGACCGGCAGTGAACTTATACCTGTTGTTCAAGGCGGCGTTACCAAAAAAGCGCCGGTATCCGCTATTTCTAGCGGTGTCAACGTCAAGCTGTTTGGCGCTGTTTGTGACGGCGTTACCGACGACACGGCTGCCGTACAGGCCGCAATCGACTATTGCGCTGCAAACAACTGGCCGCCGCTGCTGGTCACGGGCAAGTGCAAGATTACTGCGTCGCTTATCATCAACCGATTGGTTGACCAGAACAGCGATGAGTTTTTTATCATTGGTGAAGGGCCGGACGCCGGGTTCTTCACTGCAGGCAACGTGATCATTTTCGACTCGACGCTGCCATACACGACGGCTCCGCAATCGGAGTTCGTGACGTTTCAGAACATCCGTTTTGAGTCGTCTAGCTTCTTTAACGCAAGCTACATCTTGTCGCCCAACTTCTTGCGTATCAAGTTTATTGATTGCGTGTTTTTCTTGATCCGGTGTGTGATTTCGCCAATCTACGCACAAACTCTGTACTTTACAAACTGCAACATTCGTAACAACCCCGCCAACTTTATTAACGTGGCAGGGTCGTACGACATTAAGTTTGTGCAGTGCATCATTGAAAACGGTTTCAACATTGTTCGTTGCATCGACCCGGCTCGCGGCACTAACGGGCTTACTTTTACCAGCTGCGTTATCGAGGGTATTCAAGGAAGCATTTGCGACATTACGGGCGCCAGCGGTTTTGCACTAACTAACTGCCATTTGGAGTCTAACTTCTCGCCAGAATTTAATTTCTTTGCGGGCGGCGTATCCAACAAAAGCATTTCTATCTCGGGAAACTACATTTACAACCCGAACGGCGCCACCATGTACTACGGGCCGACGGAACGAGTGTTTTCTTCCGCTAACACGGTTTTCCCAAGCCGGTTCCACGAAAACGTAGCTCAATGCACAAACCTTGTTTCCATCATGGATTACGCCCCAGGCGGCATTTCCGATGGAACAAATGTTCAGGTGGTAAATCGCGTTTATCGAACGGGTAACGCGGCATCGACTATCTGGACAGATACGACAAATCAGATTGCCAAAGATACTAGCGGTCGTTTTGGCCTCGGTCTTCCCGTCCAACCCGATGTTAAATTGGCGGTTGCTGGGTTAGATCAAACGTCGGCTAACTATGCGGGCGTCTATTACGACAGCAACGGCAACGTGATTGTCGGCTTTAGAAACGATCGGCAAATTTGGATGCCGTTGTTGCAAGACTTTGCTGATGACACTGCGGCTGCTGCTGGCGGCATTTCGGTCGGGAACTTATATCGCACCGGCTCTGTAGTCAAAGTCCGCGTAACTTGACGCGCGGTTGCATTTTAAGAGGCCACAATGACCACCATTAAAATTTCGCAACTGCCGGACGCAACCACGCCCTTAACCGGGACAGAGGTGTTTCCGCTTGATCAAAACGGAATCACCAAAAAAGTCTCGTTGCAAGACATTACCGTTATTGGAAGCGTCGCTAACTTTTACGGCACGGGGTCACAGGTGCTATTTACGCTGCCTGCTTCTACCGTAGAGAACAGCACCGACGTTTTTATAAACGGTGTGTACCAGCAGAAAAACACTTACTCTGTTTCTGGCAATGCGCTTACTTTTTCACAAGCGCCACCGTTTACGTCACAAATCGAAGTGATGTACACCTAAGTTAAGCGTTACATCTAATCTGGTGGACTAACATGGCCCTAACAAAATCTTCGTACAGCATGATCAACGGCGCCCCGTTGAACGTAAAAGACTTCGGCGCCGTTGGTGATAACGTATCTCGCCCACTGAGCGGGGTAACTTCGTTTCAGGGTCAGAACACAACGGGATGGACACTTGCTCAATGGCAATCCGTGTTCCCGCACGTTACCAGCCTGAGCCAAACGCTTGATTGGGCGGGTATTCAGGCTGCGCTTAACTTTGCGGAAGCCGCTGGCGGCGGGTTTGCACGCCTGTCAGTGTATGTCCCCGATGGCTATTACATCATCACCACTTCGTTGTTGTTGCCTAACTTTGCTTCGTTGCTAGGTCAGTCGATGGTCGGCACGATCATCAACAACCAAACCGTCCCAATGACCCAAGTGGGTCAGTTAAGAAACAAAGACCCCGCCAACTTTATTTACGCGACGGTCAGAAACATAACGCTTCGTGGCAGTTCCACGGGTATCAAACTTGACGTTACAGGCGAAACCGCCGGTAATGTGTTTGAAAACGTCACGATGGAGTTGCACGTTGACTTTAACGTCAACGTCAACAAGCTGTTGCAGACGAGTTTGTGGACAAACTGCCGGTTTGCGGACGCGGAATATGGCTTGTATGCCCCCGCCTTTACGTCAAACTTAAATACGTTTATCGACTGCGAGTTCTTAAACCACCCCCGCGCCAGCGTCTATATGCACACCAGTGAAGTCAACAACTTCATTGGCTGTCGGTTTGAGGGTGGCGGTATTCTAAACCGCGCTACTATTGACCTAGACAACTCACGTAATTTCAATCTTAAAGGGTGCTATTTTGAAGGCACCCATGAATTTTTAATTAACGAAACTAATTCATGTAACTCAGTTCTTTTTGACGGCTGCCACTTCACGGGTGCAGAAAGATCAGGTTCCCCCGGATTTTTTCCTTATCAGTTCAACAGCGACGGAATAATTCAGTTCGGAAACAACAACTGGGGCGTTCAAAACTCTAACGGCCCTAGCAAGCTGTTCTCAAACGGCATGAATTGGAGCGGCACGTTTAATACCGGAGTGCCAACCCCGCAGCTTGGTAATACCGGCACAAACACCCTTTACACCGCGTACAGCAAGCAAAAGAAGACAATTACGTCTAAGTGGGTTCCCGCCCCGGTATCTTTAAGCCGCGATCTTTTGTATTTCAGAAAGCCCGACATTAACGGCGCTACTTCTAACATCAAAGCCTTAACCGGCAAACTGACCATTCAGTACGTAGGCTTGACCAGCACCGGCGTTGAGCAGCGGTTTGTCCGCGAATACTTGGTATGCGTTAAGTCGGCGGGATTCAGCACGCTGGGCGCCAGCATTACCCTTGGCACCAACGACACTAACGCTGGTTTGGCTACGCTGACCGTTCAGCAAAAAGCTGGCGCTACTTCGACCAGTATGTATATCGAAGCGGTCTTTACCGGAATTAACCCCGGCACCGACATTGGCGCGGTATTCCAATGGTCGTTTGACTACATGCACGGCTCGGTGGATGAGCAAGACTACATCGAGTGCGACATTGTTTGATTTAGTGTATAAACTTTATCTGTACTGGTGCGGTTCACCAGGTTTCCGAAAGGAAGTGTTATGACGGACGAAAACCAAGTCCCTGAAGTTGTAGCGGAAGTATCCGCGCCGGAACCGGAAGCTACGGCGGCCCCGGAATCCGAAGTTATTGCGGAAACGCAGTCGCCGGAAGAGAAGCCTGCCAAATCGTTCTCTCAAGAAGAGCTGGACGCGATGGTAGGCAAAAGGCTTGCACGGGAACGTCGCAAGTGGGAGCGAGAGCAGGCGTTAAAAGCCCAGCCGGCAACGGCTGAGTCGGCGCCTTTGCCGAGCAAGGACTTGGATCCAGATGCTTATGCCGAGGCTTTGGCCGAGCGTAAAGCAGCTGAACTCCTAGCCCGCCGCGAAGCAGAGCGCGAGCGCATGGCTCTTGTAGAGGCGTATCACGAACGCGAAGAAGCGGTGCGGGATAAATACGATGACTTTGAAAAGGTCGCGTACAACCCGTCGCTACCAATCACGCCCGTGATGGCCGAGACGATTCAGGCGTCGGACGTAGGGCCAGAGCTAGCTTATTACCTAGGCTCAAACCCGCGCGAAGCCGATCGTATTTCTCGTTTGTCGCCGTACCTTCAGGCTAAGGAAATCGGCAAGATAGAGGCTAAATTGGCTGACAATCCTGTACCGATTAAGAAAACCACTAGCGCCCCCGCGCCGATCAAGCCGGTAACGGCTAGAGGCGTTGGCTCTGGATCTTATGAAACGACTGACCCCCGCTCGGTTTCGGCCATGAGCACGTCAGAGTGGATTGAGGCCGAGCGCCGACGCCAGATCAAGCAGTGGGAAGCGCGTCAACGTCGATAACAATTTTTAGGAGACACTTTCGTGGCTAATACACTTCTTACTATTGACATGATCACGCGGAAAGCTCTCGAGATCCTCGAGAACAACCTTGTGATCACCCGTAACGTCAACCGCCAGTACGACAACAGCTACGCCGTTGAGGGTGCCAAGATCGGCACCACGCTGCGTATCCGTTTGCCGGATCGCGCTCTCGTCACCGACGGCGCCGCCCTGCAAGTGCAGGACGACAACGAGCAGTTCACGACCCTGACGGTTGCTTCGCAGAAGCACATCGGCGTGAACTTCACCACGGCCGAAATGACGATGCAGTTGGACGACTTCGCCGAGCGCGTGCTCAAGCCGCGTATCAGCCAGTTGGCCGCCAGCATCGACGCGGACGTTGCCAACAGCTTCAACGGTATCTACCAGTCGGTCGGTACGCCGGGCACCACGCCGGGCACCACGGCCGTTTTGTTGGCCGCCCAGCAGAAGCTCAACGAAGCCGCTGCCGTCATGTCGCCGCGCTATGTGACCGTCAACCCGGCCGCTAACGCTGCGCTTATCGAGGGCATGAAGGGTCTCTTCAACCCCGTCAGCACCATCTCGGCGCAGTTCAAGAACGGCATGTTCGGCGAAGGCATCCTGGGCTTTAACGAGCTCAACATGTCGCAGTCGATCAAGCAGTTCACGACCGGCAGCCGCACGGGCGCGCACACCGTCACCACGACCGTCTCTTCTCAGGGCGCTTCGTCGATTGCCATCACTGGCACCGGCACGCAAGTCATCAAGAAGGGCGACGTGTTTACGATTGCTAACGTGTACTCGGTCAACCCGCAGACCCGCGAGTCGACTGGTTCGCTCCAGCAGTTCGTGGCCACGGCTGACGCAACGGCTGTTGCCGGTGCGTACACGGTGAACGTCGCTCCGGCGATCTACACCTCGTCGCACGCTTTGGCGACCGTTGATTCGTTCCCGCAGGCTGGCGCCGCTGTCACCTTCTTGGGTGGCGCTTCGACCCAGTACCCGCAGAACCTTGTGTACCACCGCGATGCGATTGCCTTCGCCACGGCTGACTTGCTCATGCCGCAGGGCGTTGACATGGCTTCGCGCCAAGTGCACAACGGCATCTCCATGCGCGTTGTTCGTCAGTACGACATTAACAACGACCGTATGCCGTGCCGTATCGACGTGCTGTATGGCTACTCGGTGATCCGTCCGCAGATGGCCGTGCGCCTCTGGGGCTAATCATTAACCTATCTTTTTGGAGTAACTAAAAATGGCACTTCCTAATGGTTCAGGCGGTTATCAGGTTGGCGATGGCAATCTTGGTGAGCCGCTGTTTTTCATGCAGGGCGCCCCGACTGCGCTGACAGCTGCCGCTACAGCGACCGCTGCTCAGTTAGTCAACGGTCTTTTCACTTTTAACGGCACTGCCGGCGACTTGACGTTGCCGTCTGTTGCCAGCCTTGAAGCGGCGTTTCCGTCGATGGGCGAGAAAGTGGACAGCGCGTTTGATTTCTTCGTCATTAACATTGACGCAGGAACGGACGACGTGACCGTGGCAGTTGGCTCTGGCTGGACGCTGGTTGGCGCTGGACAGGTTGACAACGGTACTTCGGGTCACTTCCGTGCCCGCAAGACCGGCTCCGGCACCTGGACTTGCTACCGCGTCTCGTAATGGCAACGCCCTCGGCGGGAAAAACCCGCCGGGGGCATAACCTAAAGGGGTATTGATATGCCTAATACACAGGCAGTTGGTGTTGCCTACGCAGACCCGCAGTTCAGCAGTCTGTACCTTGGCGTTTCGACCGTTGCGGCGACTGGCTCTGCCCAGACCGACGCTGCGGCGCTTGGCCCAGCGTTTACGCTGGTTTCTGGCGCTGACGGTACAAAAGGCGTAATCCTGCCGGTTGCTTCAGCCGGACAGGTGGTAATTGTTAAGAATGGCGCCGCCGCCGTTCTAAAAATCTACCCCGCCTCTGGTGCCGCTGTTAATGCGTTGTCGGCTAATGCGTCTTACGACATTGCGGCTGACACCGCAACGCTGTTGGTCGCGTATAGCGCAACGCAGTGGTACAGCTTGCCGCTGTTGGCCTCGTAATATGCCGAATATCTACCTTCGCCACCCTAAGCACGGGGAAAAGGTTGCGATTTCCTGGCTAGAAGCGCGGGAAGATATGGAGCATGGATGGGAAGAGTTTGACCCTTCCGATCCAGATGATTCAGAATCTCCGGCGTCGTCAGAAATGGCGGCGTCGGAGACTTCTGCCCCTAACGCGTTGAGAACGCGCCGCCGCCGTAAGGAGTAAGCTATGGCCACCACCGCTGCAGATCAGATCAACGGTGCGCTGCGTCTGATCGGAATGTTGGCGGAAGGTGAAGTGCCTTCGGCGGCCACGTCGCAGGACGCCCTTACAGCGCTGAACCAGATGATTGATTCGTGGAATACGGAACGTCTGTCCGTGTTTTCCACTATCGACCAAATTTATAACTGGCTTCCTAACGTCCGCACTATCACGATGGGCCCGACCGGCGTGTTTGTCGCCGAGCGCCCTATTCTGATGGACGACGCTACCTACTTCCGTGACGCCTCGACCAACGTGTCGTATGGCATCAAACTGATCAATAACGAGCAATACAACAACATTGCCGTTAAAACCGTCACCTCGACGTATCCGCAGTTGATGTGGGTCAACATGACCTACCCCAACGTCGAGATCTACATTTATCCGGTGCCTACTAAGGTGCTGGAATTCCATTTTGTGTCGGTGCGCCCCCTGTCTGCGCCGGCAGCGCTCGATACTGATTTGACGTTCCCGCCGGGTTACTTGCGCGCGTTTCGCTACAACTTGGCGTGCGAGCTTGCACCGGAGTTTGGCGTCGAACCGTCGCCGCAAGTGCAACGCATCGCCATGTACAGTAAGCGCAACTTGAAGCGCATCAACAACCCGGATGACGTGATGGCAATGCCGGCGGCGCTACTCGTCAACCGCCCGCGCTTTAACATCTTTACGGGCAACTTCTAATGAAGACGCCGATCCTTGGATCGTCGTATGTCATCCGGTCGGTCAATGCTGCCGACAGCCGGATGGTCAACCTGTACCCGGAAGTTATCCAAGAGGGCGGCAAAGAGCCCGCCTATCTGCAGCGTTGCCCCGGCTACACGCTAGTAGCTACCGTTGGTACGGGCCCGATTCGTGGGCTATGGGAGCACGCTAACTTCCTGTACGTTGTGTCAGGTTCCGAGCTGTATCGGCTCAACCAATCGTACGTAGCAAACAAAATTGGTGATGTTACGGGCACAGGCCCGGTGTCGATGACGGACAACGGCACGCAGATTTTTATTGCTGCAAACCCCGACGGGTTTATCTACAACACCGACACGCTGCAGTTTGCGCAGATCACTGACCCGGATTTTCCCGGCGCAGTGACCGTGGGCTACCTTGACGGCTACTTTGTGTTTAACGAGCCCAACTCCCAGCGAGTGTGGGTGACGCAGCTGCTCGATGGCCTGTCGATTGACCCGCTGGATTTTGCCAGCGCCGAAGGTTCGCCGGACGGGCTGGTGTCGTTGATTATCGACCACCGCGAAGCGTGGCTGTTTGGCACAAACTCTGTTGAAGTTTGGTACAACTCGGGCGACCCGCTGTTCCCACTTAGCCGCATCCAAGGCGCCTACAACGAAGTCGGTTGTATCGCACCGTATTCGGTTGCGAAGATGGATAACTCCGTGTTTTGGCTCGGCGCAGACGCTCGAGGTCAAGGCATCGTCTATCGCGCTGAAGGCTATCAAGCCGTGCGCGTATCTACCCACGCCGTTGAATTTGCCGTTCAAAGCTACGGCAACTTAGCCGACGCCGTTGGGTACACTTACCAGCAAGACGGCCACACGTTCTATGTGCTGAACTTTACGGACGCCGACACGACGTGGGTGTTCGATGCCGCTACGGGCGCTTGGCACGAACGCGCCGGATTTCGTAACGGCGACTTCAAGCGCCATCGCGGTAACTGCCACGCTCGCTTCAACGGCAAGCCGATTATTGGCGACTATGAAAATGGGCGGCTGTACGCGTTTAGCCTTGACGTCTATTCCGACGCAGGCGCTACGCAAAAGTGGCTGCGGTCGTGGCGCGCGTTGCCTACCGGCGGCAACAACTTGACGCGCACCGCCCAGCACGGGCTACAGATCGACTGCGAGACCGGCGTAGGTTTGGCGGGCTACGATGCGTTTGACCCGTCAACAGAGCTTACGACCGAAAACGAAATCATCATCAACACCGAAACCGGCAACCCGCAGATCGTTGCAAATCTAGGCACTAACGTCCCTGAAGACATTGAGACCCAGACGTGCAACAACATTTTGGGTGTGGTTGAAGATGACGGCTTGAGCCTCGCGGTCGATAACTTAGTTGTTGTCGGAGCCAATCCGCAGTTGATGCTGCGCTGGTCTGACGATGGCGGCCACACTTGGAATGGCGAGCGCACCGTGTCGATGGGGCGCATAGGCCAGTTTGGCACTCGCGCTATCTTCCGTCGGCTTGGCATGACCGTTAAGTTGCGCGACCGCGTGTACGAAATTAGCGGCACGGATCCGGTCAAGATCGCCATCATGGGCGCTGAACTGCAGATTAGCGGTACGGCGTCGTGACGGAAAATATCACGCGAATCCCAGCCCCTCGAGTGCCGCTCACCGATGAGCGCACCGGATACGTTTCGCGTGAGTGGTTTCGGTTTTTTAACAACCAATTCATATTGACCGGCGGCGGCACGACGCAGACCAGCATTTCAGATCTTGAGTTAGCGCCGTCGTTGGCGTCTAACGTTGAAGACGAGCTGGCAGTTGTTAAAAGCCAAATTGACGCAA